GGTATCAAATCTTCAGGTAGCTTGGACGAAAACTCTTCCAAACTGATTACGCCATCGTTGTGGCTGTACACAGTGCAATCTAAAGGGGGGCTAGTCTTGTGGTTGCGTGTCCCCGGTACGCGTAGGATACGAGCAGCATCCGCAGTAACTTGTACGTCTGCTTTTAACCCTGCATGTTTGCAGGTTCTCTTTAATTGTTCCGCAACGGTGACCCATTCGTCTTTGCCGTACGGTTTATCTAGCACCCAGTAGACATGCCAGCCCCGCCCTGAATCAACAAGGACAGATGGGTTTGGCAGGGTGTAGCGTTTAGTAAATTCTTTTAGTGCTGTATAAGCTTCAGTCTTAGTTGGATAGTCTTTTCCTTCACCGCAATCTATATCAAGGAATATAGTCTTTAACTGCTGTACGTTGTTCTTCTCGCGCTTTTCCGTTTTGAACGTAGCCAGAGCTACGTATACATTGTTGTCGTCCTTGTTAGCAGCGTCTATATGGGCCAAAGCTTCTTCCTTTGTTTTGGAAAATTTAGCCTTGATCCCCTCCTTCATTCCGACCGTGCAATAGAAACCCTCACTTCCTAAGACAGTATCTAAAAACTGTCGAGTATCCATAAGTCATATATCGTAGAGAGAAACGCCCCGAAGGGCGTCTCAAGTTAAAAGAACAAAAGTTGTTAGTCATCAAACTCATCAAGCATTGAAGACAAATCGTCATCAGCCGGAGGCTTCTTCTTAGACTCACGAACTTTTGGCTCTGCTGGCTCTTCTGGTTCTTCTTTGGCAGCTTCTTTAGGAGCTTCAGTTGGAGTAGCATCAAACACGCTTTCTTCATACTGAGTGAATCCTTCCTGTGCATCGAATACAGAAGTATCAGTACGTTCTTTCAGTTTGATTACTTGTACTTGCCGTAATCGTAGAGATACGCTGCTACCCATACCACCGCTATAAGGAATCAACTCTACAAAGATGTTCACAATACTACCTGTAGTGAGTTGGAAATCCTCGGGTAAAGGTTTGGTTGCCGCATCAAATAACTTTGGTGGGCTTTTATACGACGCAGCTATTTTGGCTTTGCCTACAATGCCACCATCTTCTGGCTTCTTGAAAGGCATAGACATACCGGGCCAGCTATCTTCCCGATCATCTTCATAGGCACTAGTCATTGCTGCTAGTAACTCTTTAGCTTGCGCTTTGTCCAGCTTAAAACTCATGCTGTATTCAGCGCCCTGATCAGTAGCTGCACAAGGTACAGTGCCACCCTTACCGTTCTTACCGCCGGTAGATGAAAAGTGGTAAGGCTGGTCTAGTCGTGGATATAACGCTTCCACGTTGCGAATCATAAAAGTCTTCTTACTCATATCGCTCTCGTATTAACAAGGTTAAAGTGCATTAGCTCTAAAGCTAAGATTAGGTACTGCGGTGTTACTTTTGAACGTAGACTCCTTCCCCTTCAACAACGTCAAACATACTTTGAACATTGTCACCTTTAGGGGTGTTAGATTTAAAAACAAGTTTCACTAATTCCTTAGTGTCTGGGTCTTTCTGCGCGTACATCGCAAGTGAAAGCTCTTGCTCTTCCAGTGGCCGTACTGCCTTGAAATAAAGTTTAGGTATCGGCGAATCCGCATCAAACCTAGCTTCTACAAGAACAGTAGCTAATGGAGTTCTATTAGCATTCAAATACTTTGCAAACGCTTGCATTGACATCTTCTTTTGGTCGTTACCAAAAATACTGGTAGACGGAAGGTCAAGTTGGTACACCGTATCATCGGTCAACTCGTTGTTATCATCGACTAGCATGATTGCTATGCGTTGCCGAAACCGACACGCACGGGAGTTGCCCTGTCCGGAACCTTTTATGTTTTGCTTACAATCAAAACATGTAATGTGTTGTTTACCTTCACCAACATTCTGTGAGGGTCTCCCACTTGCCTGATCGTCAGACCAACAAGTGGGAGTGTTGTGGTCGCCGGATACGAACTCACCAGCATAATACATTCTTGAGATCGGTGCAGTCTTTACTATTACAAGTCTTAGACTATCGCCCTCAAGAACCTCAACTTCTTTACCACCAACTACTTTGCGAAACGCATTCTCTCGGATACTTATCCGGTTGATCTCTGACTTGGGAACCTCAGACTTCAGCTTAGAAAACAAGTTCTTATAGCTATCAGGCAACCCATCAGATGTCATCATCTAACTCCGACAGCATGTCTTCGATTTCAGAAGGTGGTAAAACCTCGCCTTCCAGTGGGACATCTGGAGCAGTCGTTTCGCGTAAGTTATCTGCGGCTTTCTCAACCGCTGCTTCATACCGACCCTTTGGCTCTTCCTTCCGCAGTGCAGCAACAACATCTTCCACACAGAAACGGTAAGTATTACCGGCCTTTATGTAAGTCTCACGCGGGACGAACCCGCGCTTTACCCACTGCCTAACCGTAGATACTTTGACACCTACGTGTGCAGCTAGTTCATCCAAAGTGACATACTTTGTATCTGACACTACTTTTTCCTCCGTACAGTTATAGTGTATTCGCTATCAGCGTTAAGACCGGGCGGCAGTTTGTCAGGGTTCTCCTCAAGGAAGGTACGCATGTTGGTCTGATGGATACGCTTCTCCAGCAAATCCATAGCTCCATGCGCCATGATAAACTTGTTCATGCTTTCCCAATCAGAAGTCCAGAACTTGGTCTTAACTGATCGGTAGAAGGTACCGCTGGCCGTGCGTACTGACTCAGCGCCAGTAGCCTCGCAATGATCGTTAAGCACCTGTTTAAACTTAGCCAGCTTCTCGTCTAGCGCACTGAGCTTAGTGTTCAACTCGTCAGTGATAGCCGCCTTTCGATCACGGATTTTTATACAGGCGTCAACAAGCCGGTCTAACCCGACCTCTTCAGCTTCGGTCATTTCATCGTTCTCCTTTATATTTTAGTTTGGGGGAGTGATTATATGTGCAGTGCTTTTACATTTCAAGTACTTCATTGTACAAATCTATTATTTTTGTATGCACATCTATTCTTTGGTCAAGTAGTTTATATACTCTTTTCTCGACCGGTGAGCCTTGTAACTGTACGACTGTACAAGGATGCCTTTGCCCAGACCGATGCACCCGTGCATTAGCTTGAGCATAAGTTTCTAGCGAAGCCACTGGCCCCCACCATACGATGGTATTTGCTGCGGTTAGGGTGACACCATGTGCTGCGGCTTGCGGCTGTATTATCAGGACTCTGGGATCGTCTGTCTCTTGGAATTCTTTGAACAGTTGAGTGCGTTTTGAAACACTTACGTCACCCCGGATGACCCCGTTAGATATTTTGTCCTTAAAAAGTTTCTCAGAAAGTATGTCGATGACGTGCTTAAACGGCACAAAGATCAGTACTTTCTGACTAGCCTCGTCAATAACCTCCTTCAATACTTTGTATCTGTTCTTAATATCAAACTCTACTGTCTCTCCACTGTCGGCATAGACTGCACCGCATGAGATTTGCAGTAGTTTGTTCATAGTTACAGCAGCGTTTGGTGCAGTAACTTGTTCTCCAGCAGCCATTGTTAGCATGTGACTGCGTATAGCTTTGTAGTATTTATTCTGTTGCGGTGTCAGTTCGATCTCACGCTTGGCGTATGTCATCTCTGGTAGATCGAGGCATTGCTCCTTCGTATACCGAATCGCTGGCTGTAGTGCTGCGTGTACTTTGTTTACTGCGTTGTCTTTGGGAACCCACTTAAACTGCGTCACCTTATACATAACCATCTCGCGGAATGCAGAGAAGCTACGTGGTACAGCTAGTGGGTTAATCATCTTGGCTAACCCGAACGCATCGAGGGGGGATTGAGCGGCAGGAGTACCCGTCATCATCCACACCCATGTCTCGGGTTTTATTATTCTGCTAAGTACTTTCCAGCGTTTTGAATTTGCGTTCTTGTAGTGTGTGGCTTCGTCTACGATTATCAAGTCGTACCCAGCCATCTGTATGTGTTCTTCTACTATCTCTACGCCATCGTAGTTGATGATCACAAAGTCTGAATCGCCCATAACTATCTGACGGCGCTTGTCCTTTGGCCCGTGAGCTATGTCTACACTACGGTGCATTGCAAAGGTAAACAGGTCAGCCCTCCACGCAGAGTCCATAATAGACAGAGGACAAATGATCAGGACTTTGTTGATAACGCCTTGTTTGAGTAAGAAGTCAGCAGCCCAAATAGCAGAGGCAGTTTTTCCTGTACCTTGTTCGTTAAAGCAAAACGCTTTCTTATTTAGTGTAAGAAAGGATGATGTAGTCTTTTGATGCTCGAAAGGTTTGTATCGGCCCGGCCAATCATACTGACCTAGTATTGGGGACGGTACATTCTTGACGTTAAGATTGCGTAGCACTCGTGCTTCGTCTACACCCCACTTAACTAGGACTTCGTTGTTGCCGAGATCACGGCTAGTCGGTATGGCTGTTGTAATTCTTTGGGGGTCACGAACCCGCAGGCGTAAACCCCTGTTATCAACTACTCGCATTTAAGTTACCCTACTAGTTTATCTGGATACTTAGCAGCCATTGCTAGAAGTTCGTTTCTATTTTCAATGGCTTCCGGATGATCACCAGTAACGCAGAGGCTCCTTAAATCTTCTTCTGGGCTGTATTTTAAGTTGTAACCTCTAGGGTACGCACCCTCTACGGTACAATGGGAAGACCTATGCCCTTCTCCCCCACCTAGTCCGTGGTAATGCCTGTCTCCGCATTCTTCGCACACAAAGACATATTGTCTGCCACGTATGTAACAATTTACTGTAGGTATTTCGTCTTGCATCTCATCATTCTCCAGATTACTTCTTTTTCTTTTCGCGCTTACTAGTTTCAGAAACTAGACGACCTTTTGAATCTCTCTTAAAGGATCGGTTGCGTGATTTACTTTCTATTTTAACTCCATGAGAGTTCTTGCCACCTTTGCTCAGTGCTTTCTTGTGGCTTACATCCTTGCCCTCTCTTTTGTCGGCTTTGCCGTTCTTATTCTTATCCGCGCCTTCCTTGTCAATCTTACGTCGCGCACGCTGTCGTTCCATACGATCAGCATGTTCACCGCGTTTCTTCTGTTGCTCGTACTCCTTTTTGTACGGGCGTTTCTTCTTTGTGTACGGCATCATCTTCTCCCGTTATGAGGACACTCCAGTATAATGCAATGAGCCTTGCACAATCCAGTAGGTCTTGGGTTCCATACGTCTGTTGCGAAAGTTTTCTCTAGCATCCCGTGTTTAGTCAGCCACTTCTTCCACAACTCTGATTCATCTTTACGTTCGTACGTCTGTTTAATCAACTTGTTACATACAACAAACAGCAACCCTGCTTTGACTGTATGCACTTCTGGGAAGTGTTTGAACACACATAACGCCATAAGTTCCAACTGACCAACGTCAGCGTACTTGGCAGACTTGCCTGTCTTGTAGTCAAACACTCGTGCTATTCCTGTATCTCTGTCCAAGATAATCAGGTCAGCTACACCTCGGTACCAAACATCGTCAGCAAAAAACTCACACGGTTCCAAGTTGGACGTGATGCCCATCTTGTATTCACATAACTTCTCACCGGGCATTGCCAGTAACTTGTCCAGCACGTTCTGTGAGTAATCGAATCGCGGGTCTAGTTTATCGACCACACCACCCACGTAATCTTCTGCCGCTTTGTGGTACTGGTTACCATACAAAATCGCTTCGGTGTTGAAGTTCTCTTCGTAATCCTTTGCGACCTTCAGGTGATAATACTTTTTCGGGCATTGTTCAAAAGTCTTTAGGCTGCTGTAAGACCATGCGGTGGTTCTCGTACCCATTCAATACAGTCTCCGTAGTTCTTCCCGACTTCCACATCCCCACGGACGGGCAGGCCAGATGCCCATTCGGGAACATAAGCCATGCAGGAATCTATGTAGTTACAAGCTTCGGTAACTTGTTCGTCCGGTACACAGCATACCACAGAGTCATGGACTGTTAACAAAATCCGATACTTCTTTTGTATTTCCAGCATTTGTTCTGCCATTACACAACGTGCTATGGCTTGACATACATTTTCAATAACTTTACCGCCGTATATTTTGATGTACCCCATGCGAGTCTTGTAAGAGTATTGCTCTCTGCCTTCTTCATCTAGCTCCATCTTCAGTTTGTTGTAGTACATACTGAGGCCGGACGGTAGTTGAATGGCGTTCTCCTTCGGCAGTAGTTTTAGCACACCCTTCTTACCCAGCGTTGTCACGGCGTTACTGTGCAGGCATTCCAGTGCGGTGTTGGCATCTCGCCACAACTGTGTGATCTTGCCGTTGGTATTTCGGTACACATTCACAATCCGACGGGATTCTTTCTCGTCAACTTCTACACCAAAGGTCTTTAACTGTTCACGGAACCTGACCGCACCCATACCGTAGCCAGCACCAAGTATTGTGGTCTTACCTATAAATCGTTGTTCTGGCGTGACTTTTTCTACTTTGGTCTTGTAGATACTACTAGCCATCTTCTTGTACACATCTTCACCACGCTCGAACGCACTGACCAGATCGTTCTGCTCTGCCAACCACGCCAATACTCGTGCCTCTATCTGAGCGGAATCGGCTTGGATCAGGGTGTGCCCTTCAGGGACGCAAATACATGATTTCAATACCTTTGCATTTGGCCCTCGTGATGGTAAGTTTTGTAGGTTTACCTTGTCGTACCCACCCCACCGTCCGGTATGTGCTGCGTAGTACTTGATAGGTACTGGCATTTTCTTACCACGGGTAGCAATATCCAAGAAGCGTTCTGTTCTTGTTTCTTCTAAAGTACTTTTCAAACCTAGTCTTGCAGCAACTAGTGTCTGTACTTCTATATCCTCGTGTTCTTGTAGAGCCTTAAACCCCTCGTCCGTCTTGGCAAATGCGTAGGTTTCCTTGCCCGTACGTGCGCTGATTTTTGTTGGTGGCTCTACCCCGGCGTTACGTAACAACTCTGCAAACTTGTTGTTAGACATAAGGTTTTCTAACTCAACACCACTCTGTAAAAGAAGTTTCTCTTTTTGTTCTTTAAGGGTATCAAGATGGTTGTCTAGTT